TTAATTTTAAATAATATAGGTAACTTATTATGGCTAACAAAAATGCCCCATTCGGAGCAAGACTTGTAGGCAAATTAGGTTCTGGTATCGCTAATGGCGGAATGACAGAATATAAAATTGCTTCAGGTGCTTCAGGGAATATTTTTTCAGGCGATTTGGTAAAAATGACTAACGCAGGTACTATCTTAGTTTCTGCTGCTGGTGATGAATCTATCGGAATTTTTAGAGGTTGTTCTTTTACAAACTCTTCAGGTGATACTATTTTTAGTTCACATTTTCCTGATGGAACCGTATCGGCTGATATTGTAGCATTCGTAGAAGATGACCCTAATGCTGTATTTGAAATTCAGAGTGCCGGTTCTCCAGCGCAAACTGATGTAGGCTTAAATGCAGATATTTCTTACACCGCAGGATCTACCAAAACTGGTATGTCAGCAGTAGAACTATCTGGAACAACAGCCGCAACAACTGCGACTTTTAGAATCATGGGCTTTTCCTCTGATCCAGATAACAGCACTACAGGTTCAGCTAACGTGAATGTTATAGTGAAGTTTAATGAGCATTTCTATGTTGATCCTACAGGAGTTTAATCATGGCAATAAATAGGTCGCAATTAGCGAAGGAACTAGAGCCAGGCTTAAACGCCTTGTTCGGCATGGAATATGCTAGATATGAAGCAGAGCATGCAGAAATCTTTGATACAGAGAGTTCTGATAGAGCGTTTGAAGAAGAAACTTTAATCGTTGGGTTTGGTAATGCTGAAGTAAAATCAGAAGGTAGTGGAGTCAGATTTGACAACGCTAACGAAGGTTATACTTCTCGTTATACTCACGAGACGGTTGCTTTAGCATTCGCACTAACAGAAGAAGCTGTTGAAGATAATCTGTATGATCGTCTAGGTGCTAGATACACTAAAGCACTAGCTAGATCTATGGCTAATACAAAGCAAATCAAAGCTGCGTCTGTATTGAACAATGCGTTCTCTACAACTGGCGGTGATGGCAAAGTATTAATCGCTACAGATCACCCGCTAGGCGGAGGTGGTTCTTTAGCAAATAGAGCTACAACTATGGCGGATCTTAATGAAACTTCTCTTGAAGATGCATTAATTAATATCTCTACATTTACTGATGATAGAGGTCTTAATATTGCACTAAGAGGAATGAAATTAATTGTTCCACCTCAGTTGCAGTTTGTTGCTGACAGACTCTTACAAACCCCAGGGAGAGTAGGAACATCTGACAATGACATTAACTCTATTAGAAATCAGGGAATGATTCCTGATGGCTATGTTGTAAATCATTATCTAACAGATACAGATGCTTTCTTCTTGAAAACAGACTGTCCTGATGGATTTAAGTATTTTGAAAGATCTCCAATGCAAACTGCATTAGAAGGTGATTTCGATACTGGAAACATGAGATACAAAGCTAGAGAAAGATATTCATTTGGATATTCTAACTTCAGAGCCGTGTTCGGTTCTCAAGGAGCTTAATGAACGATTGATTGTAGCGTTTATAACTCAACTACAATTAAGAAAGGGAGCCTCGGCTCCCTTTTTCTTGCGACATTTATATTTCAGGTGTAAACTAAAATTGGTTTAAAATTAATTAGCTTGATGAGGGCCGTTTACGGTTTCCATTAATACAAATATAAGGAGTTCAAAATGGCTAATCCACATTTCCAAAACTTAATACTTAACGCTGGTAACAGCGAGTCTACCAAACATAAGAAGGATGTTCCTATGTTCTTGGTAAACCCGTCTAGTTCGTTGTTCTATCAATATTCAAATGATTTTATGACTTACGCTTCTGGCGATTTCACAATCACTACAACTGAAGCAGGTACAGGTTCAGCTACAGAAGCTCTAACCTCTGGAGCTGGCGGTCAACTTTTGCTTACTAATGCAGCAGGTGATAATGATTTAGACTTTTTACAGTTAAAAGGTGAATCATTTTCTTTAAGCAGCAGTAAAAGAGCTTTTTTTAATGCCAGGTTTAAAGTAAGTGATGCAACACAATCTGATGTTGTAATAGGTCTACAGATAACTGATACAACACCTCTTGCTGTTTCAGATGGTGTTTATTTCATGAAAGACGATGGTGATACAAACCTAGATTTTCATATAGAAAAAGACGGTACTGATACTACTACAGCAGCGGTTACTACTTTAGCTGACGATACATTTGTTGATGTTGGTTTCTTTATAGATCCTAATACTTCACAAGTATCTTACTTTATAGGTTCTGCTACTCCAGTAGGTGTAGTTAATACTAACTTGCCAGATAATGAAGAGCTAACCGTATCTTTTGGTATTCAAAATGGTGAAGCAGCAGCTAAAACTATGACAATTGATTACATAAACGTAATCTGCGAAAGATAGGAGTAGATAATGGCAGATGCAGTTACATCAACAACAATACAAGATGGTAATAGAATAGCTGTTATACAGCTAACTAACACATCAGATGGTACTGGTGAAAGTGCAGTTACAAAAGTAGATGTTAGTGCTTTATCTGCTAATACTGCTAATGGCCAAGCTTGTACTGGAGTTAAACTTGGCAGAATTGTTTATTCAACCTTTGGTATGAGTGTCAAACTTTTATGGCATGCGACTACCAATACTATTTGTTGGGATCTTAATTCAGACTATACGACAGATGAAGACTTTACAGGCTTTGGCGGTATACAAAATACTGCTGCTGCTTCTGGTAAAACAGGAGACATAAAGCTTACTACTACGGGTCATGCTAGTGGAGATTCTTACGTTATAGTCTTAACTTTAATTAAAGAATACAGCTAAGATGAATGGCTGAATACAAAGGCAAAACAGTAACTCTTAACCGACCAAGGGCTATCTCACAAGGTAGTCCTGGTTATGGTAAAAAACGTAAAGAAGTTTTTGTGAAAGGATGTAGTAGCGAAAGTTCTAGAGTCAAACGTATAACCTTTGGTGATGCCAAGCTTGGTATGCACAAAGACAGTAAAGCAAGAAAGAAATCTTATTGTGCTAGAAGTGGTGGAATGAGTGGTACTACAGATAGATGTAGTGCTAATTATTGGGCTAGAAAAGACTGGGATTGTTAGATGGCTGAGAAAACCAAAAAAGATGCTTGCTATAAACATATAAGTAGATATATGCCTAAAAATTCTGCATATAGATCTGGGCATATGGTCAAATGTAGAAACGCTGGCGGCCCTAGTAATTACCGTATGGGTGGAAGCAGGCAAAAAAAATCTACAGGTGGTCCTGTTACGATACGCGGGCAGGGTGCTGTTATGGCAAATAGATTAAGGTAATGGCTAAAAAAGAAACACTTAAAGATTGGTTTTCTAAAAATGATGGTAAAGGGTGGATTGATTGTAAGACAGGTAAACCTTGCGGTAGAAAATCTAAAACAAACACTAAAAGACCCTATCCTGCGTGTAGACCAACAAAAGCACAATGTACGTCAGCAGCTAAAAAGAAAACAGGACCAAAAGCAATTAGTTGGAAAGATGGTAGAAAAAAAGCAGCAACTGGTGGACCAATTACAAGCAGAGGCCAAGGAATTGTTATGGCAAATAGATTAAGGTAATATAAAATTATGACTAAATTAAAAAACCCAGAAAAAGCTGATTTGAATAAAGATGGCGAAGTTGATTCCTATGAAAAAAACAGAGGTATGGCTATCGAAAAATCTATGAGGAAACAGAATCGTGTTAAACTTGCAGCAGGCGGTTTTATAGCTAAAGGGTGTGGAGCTGTCATGAACGATAAACGCAAAGTTACAACTATTAGTTAGGAGAAAATTATGCCAAAGAAAAAATCTGAAGATTCAAAATTACAAGCAAGGTTAGACGCTAAAGTTAGACCTGATGAGTCTGTTTCTGATGACCGTATTTACTACAATATGCCAAAGAAAAAAGCTCCTGCTAAGAAAACAACTACTAAAAAAGGTAAAAAATAATGGCTAGTTATAAATCAAAAGGCGGCAAAAAAATGATGAAATCTAAGGGCGGAACTATGATGAAGAAGTCCAAAGGTGGAACTATGATGAAGAAATCTAAGGGTGGCACCATGATGAAAATGTCAAAAGGCAGAGCTGTTATGAAAAAATCTAAAGGTGGATCTGTAGCAGCAGGATTTGCTAATAGAAGAAGAGAAGATCTAACTTAGTTAGTGGCTTATCTTTACAGTAATATACCCTATTTTAAATGTTGGGTAAGAAGAGAGTACACTCATAATCACGAAAAATACCATGGAGAGTTCCTTCATGCTATGGCGGTTGGTGTTACCACTATGCCAACCAGGTGTTTAAGTTTTCATATAATATTTACCGGAGAAGAATCCAACTGCGAAGATTGGAACGAGGGTAATATACATGGGGGTGCAATGTGGGCCAGAATGCCAATAACCGCTTTAGTTGCAGATACATTAGTTGATGATTTTGCCAAACCTATGTCAGTTCATGATGCACAACCTTGGGACTGTTCTTCACATAATAATTCAGTATATGTAATAGATAGAGCAACCCCTTGTCCTTGGCTTGCTAAAATAGACGGTCAAATATTCCCAGCCAAATATATGTTTACGGTTGACTATGCTGAGAATGAAATAGCAGATGACCCAGCACAACACAAAAGCAGTCATGTTATGGAATTGCTAGATGCAGGTGAATGGACAGGTAATATAGTTGCACTACCAAATAATAGAGTAAGAGCCACACATCCAGCTTGGTTTGTTACAGGAGAAGGAGCGCCTGACTTTAAACCGTCTCAACATATACATTATTCTAAATCTGATTTAGACTACACTTTAGACGTAAATAGAGTCTTTGATAATTTATACGCAGAGGATGAATAATGGCACTTTCAGGCAGTACAGACTTTGAACCTAATGTAGCTGAGTTTATAGAAGAAGCATTTGAAAGATGTGGATTAGAACTTAGAACAGGTTACGATCTAAAAACTGCTAAGAGATCTATAAATCTTATGTTGGCAGAGTGGGCTAATAGAGGTTTGAATCAATGGACAATTGAACAAGGAACTCAAACAGTTACACAAGGAACTACAGACTATACGTTAAATGCTAACGTAATAGATGTTTTGGATGTAGTTGTAAGAAGAGACGTTAATAGCACTCAAACAGATATTTCTATAAGCCGTATAGGTAGATCTGAATATTTAAACATTCCTAATAAAACAACTCAGGCAAGACCTTCACAATTCTTTTTAGATAAGTTGACTGCTCCAGTATTAAAGGTTTGGCCGGCACCAGAAAATAGTACAGATGTATTGGTGTTTAATAAAATTGTAAGAATGGATGATGCTGATAAAGCTACAAACACTATGGACATGCCTTTTAGATTTTATCCCTGTTTTGTTGCGGGGTTGGCATATTATTTGTCGCTAAAGAAGTCTCCTCAACTCACCCCGCAACTTAAAGCTATATACGAAGAAGAGTTTAGGAGAGCAGCAGACCAGGATGAAGATAGAGCATCTTTTAGGATAAGACCTAATTTAAGGATGAATTAATATGGCTTATGCGGTTGGTAAATTCGCTAAAGCATTATGTGATCGTTGTGCTTTTGAATACAAACTTAATGAACTAAAAGAAGAATGGAATGGTTTAAAAGTTTGTCCAAGTTGTTATGAACCTAAACATCCTCAGTTAGAGCCTTTAACGGTTAAAGCAGATCCTGAAGCCCTATACAGACCTAGACCTAATAATGACAAAGAAGTTGGAGAAGGTTTTGTTGTTGTTACAAATTCTAATATATTTCAAAATGATTTTATGAACCCTTCTATACTTCCTTCTAATTTTGTTGTTGAGAAAGTGACAGCATCAGTAGGTGAAGTTACAATTACTACATCATGACATTAACTGAATTAAAGACTTTAATACAAAATTATGTAGAAAATGAGGAGACAACTTTTGTTGCTACCTTAAATGATTTTATTATTAACGCTGAAGATAGATTATTTGAACTAATACAATTAGATTATTTTAGAAAAAATGTTACTGGATCTTTGACAACTGGTAATACTTATTTAACCGCTCCAACAGACTTTCAATTAAGTTTTTCTTTAGCATTAATAGATAGCGAAGGCGCATATCAATACTTAGATAAGAAACACACTACATTTATGAGAGAGTTTGATGCAGATCCTACTGATACTTCTGCAAGAGGAAAGCCTTTGTATTACGCTGATTTTGATAAAGAACTATCAACAGCATCAAATAATGGATCTACTCTGATTGTATCTCCAGTTCCAGATGCAGATTATTCAGTTGAATTACATTACTTATATAAACCAAACAGTCTAACTGTAGACACTACAGGAACTTGGTTATCCAATAACGCTAGGAATGGTTTACTTTATGGTGCTTTAGTAGAGGCATATACGTTTATGAAAGGTGATGCAGATTTAATGCAACTTTATGAACAAAGATTTAATTTAGAAGTTTTAAGATTAAAGAATCAAGCAGAAGCAAGAGGAAGAAGAGATGAATATCGTTACGATTCTCTTAGATCTTCTGCTACGTAAATAAGGAGAGTAAATGGAAAAAATTAAAAGTCTTAAAGGCAAGACTATTGCTATTGTGGGTATGGGAAAAAGTTGGTTTGACTACAACTTAGCAAAATCTCATGGGGTACACTTTGATGAGGTGTGGAGTATAAATGCAGTAGCTTCTGTTATTTATCACGATAGAGTTTTTATGATGGATCCACCATCTAGATTTTTAGATACTGATGATGCTGGCGGACAAACCGATAGTATGATTAAACTTTTAAAAGAACACCAAGGCCCAATATATACTTGTGAGTTAGATGATCGTTGTCCTGGTTTAGTTGAATATCCAATTGAAGAAGTAGTAGAGGATGCTAATTGTTATTATTTAAACAATACGGTTGCTTATGCAATTGCCTTTGCGTACTGGAATGAGGTATCAAATATTAAATTATTTGGAGTAGATTTTAGCTACCAAGGTAATTTGCATTTTGCAGAGGCAGGTAGAGGATGTGTAGAGTTTTGGCTAAGTAAATGTATATCTGCCGGTATGCAAGTTGAAGTTGCACATACTTCTGGATTATTAGATACAGACGTTCCAGCAGAGCAAAAATTATACGGTTATCATAGACTTGCAGATCCTTTAGTTGTTATACAAGGTGAAAATACGTTGCAAGTATCTAAAGTTAGCAAATTAGAAATAACTAAAAAATATCAAAAACCTACTTTAATTGATAGAAATGATGGTCATCTTGATTTAATAGAGCCTAATAAATGGTAGACAAGATAACACCAGAAGGTTTACCAGAGCTAGGCTTGGTAGAAGTTGCCACTACTAATTATGGAGGACACCCTCCTGAGTTTTGGGCAGAACAATTGACTGACAAAATATGTGGATATTCTGATGATAGCGAGCCGCATATAAAAGAACAGGCCAGAGCGTATAGAGATTTAATTTATAGAGTGTGTTTGATTTACTTGAATAATGCTATAAAATCTTATAAAGCAAGTTTAATTCAAGAGCTTATGAAGTCTGGAGAAGAAGATATTGCTAAAATTATAAAAAGGGTATAAATATGGCAATTACATCTACATTAACTACAAGTTTTAAAAAAGAACTGTTAACGGCAACACATAACTTTGCTACTAATGGTAATGCTTTTAAACTTGCTCTATTTACAAGTTCTGCCACTATGGGGGCAACTACAACTGCCTATTCAACTTCACAAGAAGTAAGCGGCACTAACTATACAGCAGGCGGAGCTGCTTTAACTAAAGTTGCACCAACAAGCGGCGGTACCACAGGATTTACTGATTTTGCTGACTTAACATTTGGAACAGCAACAGTAACAGCAAGAGGTTGTTTGATTTATAACGACACTAATAGTGACAAATCAGTAGCTACAATTGACTTTGGTGGCGATAAGACTTCAACCGCTGGAGACTTTACAATTGTATTTCCAGCAGCTGCGGCATCTACAGCGATTATAAGAATCGCTTAAATAGCCTATGGCTAATATAACAGGCTGGGGTCGTGGAACCTGGGGTTCTAATACGTGGGGTGAGCCTAATCCTGTTACTCTTACAGGACTTGCTGCGACAAGCGCGGTTGGTTCTTTAACCGTTGTTGCAAAAGCAAATGCAACACCTAGTTCACAAGCAGGTACTGGAGCAGTAGGTACACCTACTTTTGATTGTGAAGCCAATATAGCTCTTACAGGACAGTCAGGCACTAGCGCATTAGGATCTGTCACAGTAGATGCTGAAGCTAACGTCACACCATCTGGGCAATCTTCTACAAGTGCTTTAGGAACACCTTC